TTTTTTGTATTAAAGGAGAATTTACAATGAAAAAACAAACTACACTTAAACTTGCTATGATGGGTATTGCTCTTTTTGGATCTGCTGTTGTTTCCGAATCCGTGTTTGCCGATGTTACTAAAGCTGAAGGTTCTACCGAACTCGTAGCTACTGATCCTGAGGTAACGGTAACTAAGAAGGAAGAAGATTCTATCTGGTCTGATGTTGAAGTGAATATTAAAACTGATATTCCAGACGAAGTCCAAATCAACAATGGGGACACAATGACATTTAACATCCCCGAAGAGTTGAACCTTGAAACCTCATACAACTTCCCTGTATATAACGAAACTGGCGAAACAGAAGTTGGAACTGCTGATGTTAAGGCTAATGAGAGAACGGTTACTACAACGTTCAATAACTATTTCCAAGACCATCCGCTGGACAAATCTATCAGTCTGAACTTCCATACCCAAATCAACCGTGAAATCGTGCAGGAAAATACTAAGCGTAATATCAACTTCAACGGAACTATTGTTGAGCTTAAGGCCGGCTCTAAAGGTACTATCAACCCTAACGAGGAGCTTTACAAATACGGTTACCAAGACCGCTCAGACAACACACTTATTCACTGGGTTGCTCGTTTGAATTACAAGCGTCAAACTATGGAAGATGTAAACATCGCAGACACTTGGTCTGACGATCAAGACTATGTCGAAGGTAGCCTTATTTATAGCTACGTGAAAGATGTTGACCCATGGGTATACGACTCACCTGCTACACAAGCACAAGCTAACACTAAATTCAATAAGAATGGCTTTACAACCCATATTGATAAGATTGAAAACAAAATCTTGATGGTCGAATATAAGACTCGTTTGCGTACACCCGTTCAATACAACCCTACCAATCTCTTTACTGCAAGCTGGAATGGTGGATTTGTCTCACATGAAGCGGAAACTAAATTGTATGATGGTAATGGTCGTGCCGTTGGTAAGTCTCGTCCAAAATGGGATAAACCAAATGATGCTCCTAAATATGAATTGCCAGAATTTGAAGGTGGTGTAGTTCCTTTAGATCCACCAGTTCATACAAAACCTGAATGGAATGGTGGAACAATCCCTAACGAAGCACCTATACATACTAAGCCGGAATGGAACGGAGGAACTGTACCATTTGATGCTCCTAAGTATGATAAACCTGAATGGCAAGGTGGCGTTATTCCTAACGACGCGCCAGTTCACCACAAACCAACTATCGATCTTAAGGATATTCCACAAATGCCGCCAGCGCCCGTATTGGAATTACCGGAGCTGAAAATCCCAGATGTTCCTGCACCTAAAGAAGAAAAACCTAAAACAGATGTACCATCTTCTGAAGATCCTGGTAAAGGCGTTGAGGCATATTCTCAAGGTACTAAAGGTAAACAACTTCCAGCTACTGGCGATGCTGAAGAATCATATATGTTGTTCGGAGGAATTGTCGTCGCGGTTCTTGGACTAGGTATGTTTGGTATGAAACGTAAAGGAGAATGATGAAACGAGGAATTCAGAATAAAGCTAATTTAATCAGTTTGGCTATATGGTATATGAAAGAGTACGCTTTAGAAAGGCCAGATGGTGATCCGATAAAGACTTTCTGGTTGTCAAAAATTAATAAAGTCGAGGGACATAGCATATCTAAACTTAGCAAATCACGTATAATTTCCCTTATTAATATTTTAGAATACATTCCCGAGGAGGAAAAATAATATGTTATTAAAACCAGAAAATAGTACGGACACTAATGAATTATTTGAGTGTCATGGTGAGTATGACGTATACCAATATAACCATGGTTATGGAGATGTATACAAAGCAACGATTAGAATTTCTGGACATGATCGAAAAGCTGTTTGGGAACAACTTGACGCAAACAAACCAGCCTATGATGAATTATCGATGACTAGAGGTCTTAGAGGAATTAAGGAATTGGAACCCGGAACTATCCTCGGCTTCATTTCTCATATTGACACCACTGTAACTTCTAAATACGAACGTGAACGTCCTCATTTCTTTATGATGGAATTAACATACGTTAAGAATCCTTTAGATATTTCATTCCGTGAATTTGTGAAAGATTACTTTCAATACGGAGGTCAATAATGAAAGATCTTAAAATATCCAGCAGATACGACAATCATATTTGTACCTTGGAGAATGGTGAAAAGCTATTCTCCGCGGAGGTTACATTATATTCATCTGATAGGAAATTTTTAGAAGAATTTTATGAGTACTATTATAATAAGATGAATGGTTTTGAACCTATTGATAAGATCGATGGATCTACTGCTTTAGTCAATCTTCTGGGATTTGTAAAACATATGGATACTGAGGTTAAACTCAACGTACCAACATTCAACTTCCCAGAATGTGAATACAAATTTGATTTTACTATTATCTATGTAAAGGAACCTAGCAATTATACCACTCGAGGTTTAATGCTTGGGTATTACAATTATTTAGTTCAAAAGAATGGAGAAAACAAATGAAACGTGGCCTTAAAAATAAAGCAAAAATGATTCGCCGTACACTGGTATGTATTGAACGTCTTGAGTATTATTTGGAACTAGCTAAAGGTACTCCATACGGAGATGCAAACTTCATTAAAGAAGATATTGCTATTTATAAGAAATATCTTAATCCGAAACGTAAGACAAACACTTACAAAACTCGGGATCTTATTTTAATCAACAGGCTTGTGAACGAATTGCGTATTCATATCAAAAAGTATTTGCATGATCATCATGGATTAAAGAAGGAGGATAAGTAACATGTCAGTTTGGGAATTAACAGGAATATCATTTGTAATTGCAGCGGTATTAGTCTACGTATTTTTCAAGACTATGTGGAAACATTTGGATAATCAGGAGGACTGATTATGACTAGGACAAATATCAAGACAACAAATGGAAAGGTTGTATACTTAAAAGTAATATCTCTGAAAAATGTGATCTTGACGACGTTGAATTTTATACATTCAACAGTAAAGCGATTCGTCGCAAATCTGTTCGTAAGAATCCTGACAACATCAGATTTGTTATTACTGAGTATGATATGAAAGATCTCACATACGATGTGTCTTCTTTTCATGAATATGAACTCAAAGAAGTCGACAACATTCTTATGAACACAACATGGGATCATTTTTCGGATGAAGTTTACGCTAAAGAAGAGTTTAAACGATCCGAATATGTTGTTGATTCAAAACTGCCTTATGAACGATCAATCGACGGAATCCCTCATTGGGGATATTGTATGGAGGCTAAGATCATTGGTCCTAGCGAAAAGTATCCTGGCTGTACTGTACTACAACGCAAGTATGCATTGATTGATGAAGAATTCGCTAAGTCGATCATATTTGCGTATTGTAAAGAATCGCTTAATGATAATGATTTACTGGAGGATATATAATGGAAGAAAACTATTTCGAAAACGTATTTACACCAGAGACCGAAGAAGATAAAATGACTTTAGAAGGTCTTAAAATTCTTTCCGATATTCTCGGAATTAGAAGAAAGGTTGAAGATGACTAAAGGTTATATTATGTCGTCTACCGAATTCAAAGAGACAGTTGAAACAATGGTTAGAGATATGCCTCTAGCTGATATGTTGTATATTAACCAATCTTTGATCGAGGCGGCAATCACTAAATGGAAGGAGAAGGATCCTGAGACAGAAATGTCACCAGCGCAAGAGGATTACAAAGCATATTACGTATTCCTCGCAAGTGTACCGGATGGTATTACTGTGATAGATCCTAATCTTTTCGTATTCAAAATTGCTCGTAAAATTGTAGATGCTCTATGTCTATCAATCATAGACTCACGATATTACGAGAACGCATTCCATGATCCGGACGTATCGTATGAAGATACAAAATTCATGTCTGATGTATTCAAGCACGTCTTAGATAGAACTGAAGAATCTATGAAAGAAGATGCTGAGTCAGTCACATTCGAATTCAACAGGAATCCGGATGAAATGCTAAAAGAAATGTTAGAAAGTTTGGACAGAAAGAAACATGAAAGATAAAAAGGTTATTTTATCTAGTAATGACTTCAAGAACCAAATTATAGCAAACATTCGATCAATGGATTTACAAAACGTATTCATGATCGAGGATTTCTATATCGATAGACTAATAACAAGTTGGTGTGAGCATCAAGCTCAGGAAGACTACAAGTCGTATTTGAATATGATGATGACTATCCCGGATAATCTAGAATTCATAGATTTGGAAGGATTGTTATTCAAATTATCTAGGAGACTTGTAGACGAGTTGGTACTCACACTCACTGAGTCATTTTATTATGAAGATATAGGTATGAATATATCTGAGGAATCTTTCCATCCTTATGAGGAAGATCGTCAGACAGCTTATGTCAAACGTGATAAAGAATCTATCAAGTATTTCTTGAGTGTCATTGATGTGATGTTTGACAGGTTATATGTTGGAACATCTACAACTAAAGAACTTCTGCAACAAGCTTTGCAGGACAATACATATTTGAGGTAGGTTTGGTATGGAACAGAAGCAAAACATCTCGTTGTCTATTTATTACAAAGGGACAACCACGACATTTGGTGGTAAATATGAGGACACATTCCCAACATCTGATGGACGTATCAGTTCAGTCGTTGTGGATATTCCTATATCTATCGTGCACATGTTAGATTTAAATTGTGAGTATGTGCTAGTTATTAACAACAAGCAATATGCTATTCAAGACAAGTCGGTCGGTATCCCAAGTACTGATGGATTTGTCAATACTATTTTATTGGTGAATGAATACGGCTCTATTCGCCGTTTAGGGAGGAAATATTAATGAGAAAACATATTCGTATTCCAATGTCACTCAAAGACATGGACACTCTTCGTGATAACTTTTACGCTTGCAGCTCTGAAGTACAAATGGAACTCCCTGACAACCTCACCATTCATTTCGAACGCTCTGATATGGAGGAATTCGAAACATTTTGAACTGAAGAGGGGATTAAGGAAGTTGAATACATCGACCGTTAAAATTATTTTAACAGCTGCTGTGCTGGTTTTATCCGTACCATTCTCAATTATCTGCGGGATTGCGTTAGGGATATTTCCAGCCGTTATTTATGGACCATCTGTAGTAATCGGAATCACCGGAGCAGTATGGATCGTCTTTACAATTACGTTACTTTCCAAAATTTGGAAAAAGTAGTCGCAGAAATTACATAGCAGATAATGAAACGATATTAAAACAAAGGAGGACACAAAGATGTCAAAAGAAACAATCGTTGAAAATCAAACTGAGGTTATCTCGGATGAGCAAGTGAAAGCAGCAGAAGCTGCAGTTGAGCAAGATGTTACAACTACTATCGTAGCTGAACCGGAAAAGCTTACTATGGCACAACAAATTGCCAAGTGGCGTCCAGTGGCTAAGAAAGTACTAGTTGGAGCAGCCTTGATCGGGACTGGAGCTTTCGTGATCTCACTACTCGCTGGGTCTAAATCTAAGAATGACGAAGACGACGTTATTGATGTTGAGTTCGAATCGGAAGATATCGACTAATACTGGAGGGTTATTACACCCTCTTTTATTTTTTTTGCCCTAGAAAGGAGGCATAGACATATATGGCTGTCATATTAGAAGATTATGACGCAATGTATGTCCCTGATTTTAACCCTGTCACTGGTAGATTCTTTGTGCCATTAGACAACGCCAGTGATATTACGTTGGCGGATCTAGCAACCGAACTTAATGGTTATAATAATCGTGTTTGGTTTGAAGGAAGAACATATATTGCAGATGGTGTCAAGAAACAAATGGACCCTGTAACATACGAATGGTCTGCAGTATTGAATGTTAGGAGAGTATAATGGTTGACTACAATAAGGTAAAACAAAAATCTACTAAGGTAGAAAAGAATGACGGGACTGCTGTGCGTAAAAAGCAGAAGGCAGTAGCTAAAGGTAGAGTGCGCAAACCTAGTTTGTTATCTCGAGCAGGATTACTATTTTTCGGAGAAGGTGGATTTAAAGGTGTTGTCCAACATCTTGTGCATGAGGTTATTATCCCAAGCGCACAAAACACTTTCGTCGATATTACTACAACCGCGATCCAGCGTGCGGTGTTAGGCGATGACTATATTTATCATCGACAACCTACGCAATACTGGGGTCGTGGACGAAACAATGTAACTCGTATGGACACATATCGCGGAGGAGGACGTATTGACTACGATAGACAATTCAATCGTCGTTCCGAAAAGACATCCGATGTGTTGAAATACGTTGACTTTGAAACTGCGCAGGAAGCTCAGGAAATCTTTAACATCATGTTAAGTAACCTTGAGCATTACAAAGTCGTATCTGTCGCAGATTACTACGAACTATCGGATATTCCATCAAGGTTTACTGATAATTCTTATGGTTGGACAGATCTTCGCGGATCTAAAATTGTCGCTGCGCGTGGTGGAGGATATACAATTCAATTCCCACCTGTTGAGGAAATTTAGTTAGGAGTTTACTAATGAAGAAATTCGTTATTGGTATTAGTTTGGTAGGAATCGGTTATGTTATTGGATGCGTGCAATCATATTTCGCATTCGATGCTATTTGTAAGGAAGACGGAATTCGAATTGGTATGTTCGGATCTGAATATGTGGAGGACAAAGAATGAGACGCTATATAGCATACTTATATTTGTTCGCATGTGGACCAATCGGTTGGTTACTCATATTCATGGATTGGATTAAAAGATAAACGGAGGAAACTAAAATGAAAAACTTACTTGCTACACTATTTTTACTTTGCATTGGCCCTGTTGGTTGGATCATCCTAGCATTTGCTTGGTTGAAGAAATGAGGTCTAAATGATCACAAAGATTGACGTTATATTTCGCGATGGAAGTCGTGAATATTTTAACTACGTTCCTAAAGACCAATACGGTAAGGAACTACGATTGACATACACACGCAGCGAAACCACTGTTACAATTATCGAACATTTGGTTGAAATTAACGAAACTGTCGAACATGTATTTGAACGTGCCGATATTCGCAAGGTTGCTATTAAACAAAAGCAGGAGGCTTAATTATGGTTGCAGTACGCAAAATCAACTCTTATTCATTGCATTGGACTCCAGAAACGGAGTACGCATTTCTCATCGATTATCTCGTGCGTAAAGAAGAACAAATCTCAATTAAGCATAACCAAGTTTCAGGAATGACTATTGGCATGATCAATAGTGCAGATGTATTTGACTTTAAGTCTATGCATACACATTTACGTGGTGTACGACAACGAATCAAAGATCTGCAAAACAGCCATGGATTTACTCCGTCTACATATTTGCAATACAAGCATATTGTGGACGAATACCGTGATGCAGCTATCAAACGTGCCCAACACGGAAAAGCACTACAGGAGGAAACATATGCTGGTTAGGATTTATCAGAAACACACGCATCAAAACCAACAACCTCTCTTATTTAGTGAGGTTACAAATCTAGTCGTACGTAACGGCTTTATTGACTTCGAACACGATGCTCATATTAATAAAGAGCGAAAGGTTCGAGCTAACTCATCATTTGTATTATCAAACATTTGCGGATATTCAATTCTTCGCGAAAATGAAGACAATTAATAAAAAGGAGAACACATAATGAAATTACCATCAATTAACTTTGCAGACCTCGCTAATAACTCACGTCGTGGTCTAGTTGCTGCTAAGAACTTTGGAATCAAACATGCACCACTTGCTTTGGTTATCGCTGGAGGCGTAGGTCTTGTTGCTACTGCTGTAACATCTTACCAAGCAGCTAAGAAAGTCGATAAGACTTTAGAAAAATTTGAGGAAATGAAGGAGGATGGAATTGTCCCATCAAAAGTTGAAATCGCTACTGAGGTTGCCAAAGATATTGCTATTCCTGTTTTGCTTGGGGTCACTAGCTGCGCTGCTATCGGACTTTCATACGCTATACAGAACAATCGCCTCAAAGCTGTTACGGCTGCTCTCGCGGTAATCACAGAAGAACATTCTCGCTACCGCAAACGTGCTAAGGAAATTCTTGACGAAGAAACATTCAAACGTCTCGATACTCCTCATGACACACGTAAAATCACAATCACTGACGAAGATGGAAATGAAATCGAAACTACTGTTGAAGTACCTAGCGAAGGGCTTTTCTATGGCGCATATTTCAAGAATTCTAACCTCAACGCACCTGGCGAACCAGAATACAATGAACGCACAATTCAAGAAATCTACAATGAAATCCTAATTCCTAAAATGGCTAAATGGGGCGAATTAACATTCCCATATGTATTGGAACAACTTGGATTTGAAGTACCATCTGCCGCTCTACCATTCTTCTGGTCAGACACTGATCAATTCTATATTGAATGGGATACATTCGACATGTGGGATGAAGAAGCTAAAGCTATGGTTCCACAAACATATGTTCGCTGGAAACGCCCACGCAACCGCTACGCTCCAAACATCTACGCAGAAGCGGACGAACAAGCTTAATTAAATTTTGAAAGGATATTCCAATAATGAATAGAAACTTGAAGATTTTGGGATATACTGTTTTAGTGGCGGGTATCGGCTATGCCGGTTACCGTCTCTATAAATGGTATAAGGAAGAAAAGAAGTTGGAAGAAGATGGTCTTTCGTATGAAGAACTATTGGAAGCTCATGAAGCTGCTGAGATTGAAAAACGCCTCGAAGAGCGTGATGCACTGATGGATCTTGAACGCGATATTGAACAGGACCAAGACCCTCTTGAATTTGGAGATGGACATGCATGGCGTAAAGAAAACGGTATGATTATCCGTAACATCACACCATATGAAAATGCTGCTGGGATTGAATATGATCCAATGACTGAAGAAGTTATCGACTTACCTGACGGACAAGGCGACACCATTTCCGTAGTTCGTAAATTCGACGAATTCGAAATGAAGGATCGATTTCTAAATTATCGCGACAAGCGATCTGCGAAAGAAATTCGTAAGGTCATTGACGATATGATGTATACAATCCGCTCGCTTAAAGCTAATGAAATGGAGTATGAACGTATGATCTATGACAAAGACACGCAAGATAGCTATGATTATTATTGTGCGTTAGTTCTTGACCGTGCAGGAATTCATAATTCAAAACTTATTGATGACTTTGCACCTATCTTTGCTTGGGAATATACTCCTAACAAACAAAACATTGCGCTGCTCAACATCCGTCAACAATTGATTGACAAGCGTGTAGAATACTTTGGATTCGCATCCAAATATTCTAGCTGGGCAAGTATTGGCGAACTGCTTATTTGGTTTGCCGAAAACCTACATGTAGAGGGTGGTAAGAAATCTGCGACCGAATATCTGAAATTCATTTTCGATAAGATGTCGATTGAATTTGAGGACTTCGACGCTATTACTCACGATACCTTTATCTCATATTTGGAAAGTGGACGCACTAACAAGCCAAATTATGATGATACTTTCGGTATGTTTGGATTACCTAAGTCTGACTATGATGATTCTAAATCACTGTGGGACGAATACAACAAACGTATTGAACACGAGGTCGGATTTGTGGATCTAGAAGAAGGTGATGAAGATGACGACTCGGAAGATTAATCGTCTGATCATCAAGAAAGACGGTAAGGTATATTCTTTCCGTTGCTTGGCCGCTAGTGGCGCCATTACTCTAAGAGATTCTGATTTTGTTTATATTGCTTTCATTGCGGATTTGTTGACTAACTCTGAAATTATTATTTTGGGTCATACATCGTTAGGCAGAACTGGTGATGTATATCTAAATAATTTGGACGTTACAAAACTATATAGATCAGCAATACACTTCTTCGGACATTCTAAACATCATATTCGATCGTTCTTCATTTATAACGATTTGGATAATCCATTAATTAACATTAGGAATTGAATTACTACGCGAGACATCGCATCATATTTTCAGAAAGGACAACCTAATGAAAGAACTATTTGCAAAATTAAAAGAAGGTCTTGCTAATCTTAAAAATTGGCTTGACAAAATCATCACAGATATCGAGTGGGCTTTAATGCCTACTTGGATCATGTGGACAACTAAAGACAAATACAAACTAAGTCACTACCGACTGATCAACGGTTATGACTTGAAACATATGTATTTGCGAAACGGAACTCCTGTACTTCGGTCATATAACCAAGGATGGGAAGCATCCGAATCTGAATCAGATAATTGCGTTGTGGAAGGGTTTTCTAGAAGCCTGACCGATGTATATTCTGCGCGAGGATACAACTTCGTATTATGCGGTGGTAGTCGTATTACCACTATTAAGGAATACAAGAATGGTGATACACCTACTCATAATTTCTTCCTGGCCAAGAGGAAAGATGAGGATGAGGTTCTTGTCTGTATTCCACGAGAGATCGTGTCAAGTCCTGAGGGATTAATGAATCGCATGATCTCAAACATGAAAACGAATTCCGAATTCACAATCCAATCCATCAACACATTCTGCTATATCTATCCTATGGAGAAGACTCACGCAGGATATTTGACTTTCGGTCGTCAGGTTTATGACGAATGGGGATCAAATGATGGACTTGTGATCTATCCAAAGGCTGGAGATGACCTTTGGGACAAACTAACCCGCTAGAAGGGGTCTAGGAGGCTATATAATGGCGTTTAACGACTATGTAGTTCCTTATTCGATAGAAAGGGCCGACGTACTCAGGAAGTGCGCAGAGAGCGATCTATCGGTCTTAAATGACGACTATTATAAGGGCTACAAATTCATGTTTTGGACCAAATTATCCAAGGCTAGACCCAATATCATGGTGGGGATAGCTTATGGGGATAATCTTATCAAGATCAATATGGGTAAAGACAAATATATGCTTTGTCCTTATATTGTGATCTCAGAAACTGACAATGACCATCGGATGTTTATATTTGAAAGTTCCGAATCACTGTTGGATATGGTTAAGGAATTGTTCAAGGCTGATGACTCAGAAGATTTTATTGATACCATATTCAGAAAGTATGCAACGACATACAAATTCATTCAATACAAATCTGACGGTAATGAAATCGCATCATGTCAAGGAACAAATCTACCTGTAATTAATTTATCCTTGGTTAGATATTGGAATAATCCAGATGAACCACATTTGACTCGTTTGGATATTCTAGATTCTAAACCATTGGACTGCACATTTACTCCGGGTGGTCCTGTTGATGTCAAAAACTACTATATTCTTGACGCGACACGCTACCAGAAGGAGCTGGACCATTCCGAGTACAATACATATAATTGGAAAGGAAAGACTAATGGACGAAATAAAAGATAAGGTCGTCTCGAACATGGACGATGCGGAAATCTTTGAAGCTGCCAGGAAGTTGAAAGAACTCTTGGACTCGGCTATTCTACGTAGCGAAATCGTAGGAGAAGCTGACACACGGAAGTTACT